CAGTTACACCGCTGTTAAACAACCATCTACCGCTATTTGAACCATCATTACCAATAGAACCACTTGTTCCACTAGAACCTGAAGTACCACTTGAACCTGAAGTACCAGAAGTACCAGAAGTACCACTAGAACCTGATGTACCGCTAGAACCTGAAGAGCCAGATGTACCACTAGAACCTGAAGAGCCAGATGTACCATCGATACCACTTGTACCACTCGATCCTGAAGAACCTGATGTACCTGAACTTCCTGAAGTACCACTAGAACCTGAAGAGCCAGATGTACCTGAAGTACCACTTGTACCACTCGATCCTGAAGAACCTGATGTACCTGAACTTCCTGAAGTACCACTAGAACCAGAAGAACCGCTTGTTCCACTAGAACCTGAAGAGCCAGATGTACCACTAGAACCTGAAGTACCTGAAGAGCCAGATGTTCCTGAAGAGCCAGATGTTCCTGAAGTTCCACTAGATCCGCTCGTTCCTGAAGATCCACTTGTACCATCGATACCACTTGTGCCACTAGAACCTGAAGTACCGCTAGAACCTGATGTACCTGAAGTACCTGATGTACCGCTAGAACCTGATGTACCGCTTGATCCGGAAGTACCACTAGAACCTGAAGATCCGCTTGAACCTGAAGATCCGCTTGAACCTGAAGTGCCGCTAGACCCGTTCGTACCTGAACTACCTGAAGTTCCATCGATACCGCTTGTTCCTGAAGTACCATCTGTTCCACTTGTTCCTGAAGTACCATCTGTTCCACTTGTTCCAGAAGTACCATCTGTTCCTGAAGTACCTGAAGTACCGTCAATTCCGCTAGTACCTGAAGTACCTGAAGATCCACTAGTACCTGAAGTTCCTGAAGATCCACTAGTACCTGAAGTTCCTGACGTACCACTAGATCCTGAAGATCCACTTGTACCATCGATACCACTTGAACCACTAGATCCTGAACTACCTGAAGTACCACTTGAACCACTTGTACCAGATATGCCGCTTGTTCCTGAAGAACCTGATGTACCTGAACTACCTGATGAACCACTTGTTCCACTAGATCCTGATGTTCCTGAACTACCTGAAGAACCTGAACTACCACTTGTTCCATCGATTCCTGAAGTACCGCTTGATCCTGATGTACCTGAGCTTCCGCTCGTACCTGAACTGCCTGAAGTTCCACTTGAACCACTTGTTCCGTCGATACCGCTTGTTCCAGAAGTACCATCTATACCGCTAGTACCTGAAGTACCGTCTGTTCCTGAAGTACCGTCTGTTCCAGAAGTACCGTCTGTTCCAGAAGTACCGCTTGTTCCGTCAGTACCGCTTGTTCCAGAAGTACCATCTATACCGCTAGTACCTGAAGTACCGTCTGTTCCTGAAGTACCGTCTGTTCCAGAAGTACCGTCTGTTCCACTTGTTCCGTCAGTACCGCTTGTTCCGTCAGTACCGCTTGTTCCGTCAGTACCGCTTGTTCCTGAAGTACCGTCTATACCACTTGTTCCTGAAGTACCGTCTGTTCCTGAAGTACCGTCTATACCACTTGTTCCTGAAGTACCGTCTATACCACTTGTTCCTGAAGTACCGTCTGTTCCTGAAGTACCGTCTATACCACTAGTACCTGAAGTACCTGAAGAACCGCTTGAACCTGAAGTACCACTAGAACCTGAAGTACCAGATATGCCGCTCGTTCCTGAAGTACCTGAAGTGCCGCTTGATCCCGATGTTCCTGAAGTGCCGGAGCTTCCGCTTGTTCCACTAGATCCTGATGTTCCTGAACTACCTGAAGAACCTGAAGTACCACTTGAACCACTTGTACCAGATATGCCGCTTGTTCCAGAAGTACCGGCTATTCCGCTTGTACCGCTTGTTCCAGAAGTACCGCTAGAACCCGATGTACCTGTGCCTACACCACCACCTGCAGATGCAGGATATATAAATGATGCAGTATATGTGTCTATCTTAATATAGACTGGGATCGGATTAGTTGGAGGTTCACTAGTAGTTGTATAAGAAGGGCTGGCAGCTGAATCATAATATAAAACGTCTCCTGGGTTTCCAGGAAGAGCAAAATCAGTCTTGATTATTCGACCGAACGGTCTAACTGTAAGATTACCGTCTTCTGGTTCGTTTACTGATGACACTACACCAAATGCCTTCTTCACCTCAGCGGTATCTGTCTCATCTACTTGTAGGAATACATAATCTATTCCAGATAACCCTATGTATACTAACTGACCTACATTATATGATGAGTAGATTAGGTTGTTTGAATCAAAGTTATAGTAGCCTACAGCAAAGTTACGATATTGAAATCTAGCATATGCATCATTTATCCAATATCCGATATCTGGTAAGTTAGGAGACATTAATTGAATTGCGGGTAATGTAGGATCTCCTTTTTCGGAGATTTCAAATATTACACCATTAAATATTTCTTGTGGATAATTATTACCGGTGAATGTAGTATCGCTTACTAGATTATAAAGATTAGTGTCCCTTAGTGTTACTTGTGCTTCTGCTGTCGTATTAACTGACACCGCTACTATTTCAAAAGCTAAGCCTGATTGTTGGATGATCCACATACCAGTAGCAATATCAGTTGTATTAAATTCGTACGTTGGGTCTTCTGATGTACTTAGAGGTATTATGTCTAAGATACAATCAAATTCATAAGGAAATCCATCATAAATGCTAGCTGCATTATTATAGTTTCTAGAAACTGATACTGATCCGCTCCTTACTGATGCGACCATCGTAACAGGTAATCTAGGAATTTGTGCCATCTTTAATCTCTTTTGTTTTCAATTTTTAAATGAATATAGTATTGTCTGAGAATTGCCAAGTAAGATATAATCTATATCCTGCGCCTGGGTTAACTCCAGTAAAAGTAGATACTAATCCATTAATTATAATAGTCGTTGTTGTAAAGTCCTGTTTAGCACTAGTTGCACCAGCTCCACCTAAACCTACGATTGCCTTAGTCACAAAGGTATTTGTCGTGTTTTCAGCATGAGTCACAAAGTTTATTGCGGTCTGCATAGTCGGGTGAACAATTGTTATCTGACCTGCACCATTTCTAGCAAACGACCAGCCTGCTGCACTAAGTAGATCAGTTCCGTCTGGATCCTGTGCGGCAAGAAATGGCGTACTTGCATCAATAGACCCTCCATTATATAGAATTTTAACTATATATGATTTCATTAAGCTATTACCGGCTGGGCCTGGAGGACCTGGTGCACCAGCAGCTCCTGGTGCACCAGCAGCTCCTGGTGTTCCGCTTGGTCCAGTTGGTCCAGCTGATCCTGCTGGCCCGGGTGCACCTGTAGAATAAGTAAGGTCGAATATCTGACCATTTTCATCAGTATAATAAATAGTTTGAGTAGTTGGAACATATGTGTCTTCGTAACCAGGTGAGCCTACCCATACTATTCCTTGATTTTGTGCTGGATTAGGTGGAATTGGTGGACTACCTTGAAGTTCAACTAGAGTCAGGTAATTTGAGGTCCCATCAGTTGTAAGGCTTACCCAACCTCTACTCTGTAAATAAACAATAACGTCTTCTCCAAATTGAGGTTTTTGATTTTGAATTCCAGTGTATACTATTTCACCTGGAACACCTTGATCTGGCCAGTCATTAAAATCAGTAAATCTTAATCTCTTAGTTTCAGCAACCGAGACCATTAACTCCTTTCCCTCAGCTCTACCTAAAGAGTCTATTGAAAAAGTCGTTATTCCATCAGTCTTAAGCGACAGTGTATTTTCTATATTAACAAATTGAAATACTCCAGAGTTTAGAGTAAAGCTGTTAGTTGTCTCTTCGTATTGAATATTATTAAGAAAGTCAAGAGTTGCAGAAGAAAGACTTCTAAAATTTAGATTAGTGATATCTACAATAGAGGTAAGACTCGAGGTAGTCAATTGTCTCGTAGAGCTTAATTTCGTATAAATAGACATTGTCCTATATCGTTATTTTTTTTATTTATTTACCAATTAAGGCAGCTATCGTGTAAAACTAATTATTCAACTATCTTAGTAGAAGAGTCGACTGTTGATTGCAATGAAAGTACACCGCCATATACTAAGCACTCTCTTAAATCAGCAAGTATCGGTTTGTTTTTTGAGTTTTCTAAGAAGCTTAATGATATTGAATTTGCTCCTCCTAAGTATTCACAATCAAATAATTTTGAAAACTTTATCATATTATTTGTGTTAATCGCACATTCAGTTAGTTTAGAGTTTCTTATTATGCTACTATCGATTAGACAGTTTTTTAATTCTCCCTCTAGTGTACAGTCAAAAAATTCAGCATCTTCCAGCATTAAGTTGTTTTTAAACTTTGCTCCTTTTACCTGAAATTTCTTACGAACACTATCCCAATTAAAATAAGCATCCTCAATTCCTCCAGCTAAAACAAACTCAAAAAGTTTTTCCCTTAAATGAACATATTGTGACTCTATGGCTCTTTCGTCTAATCTTAAGTCTACTGATAAAACCGTATCAGGATAAGCTGATTTAAACCTGGTATACGTTTGAGTCTTAGCTAGTGCCTCCTTCATTGACTCAGTAATATCTACTATCTTTCTTTTCTCTGAGTCAGAGTAATTTACACTGTTTTTTAAAGTCTCGTAAATTCTCTCTATTACTAGATTTATAGTGTTAACTGCCTCTTTCTTCTTTTTAGTATAGTCCTTTCCGCTTATGTATTTTATCAAAAGAATATTCTCAGATATCTTTGAAAAATCGTTTCCAAAGAAGTCAGACTCTACTAGTAATAAATGATGAGGATCTAATCTTTCAAAGAGGGCAGTAGATACTAGAGTTTGATATGCTTTTTTTATTTTTATGTGACTTACTTGACCTTGGTAAACTAGTTTAGATTCATTTTCTACTTGAGGCCACCATTCAAATATCTGCTTTTCATCTAATCCTATTAGATATTTTAGCCTATTCAATCTATTCATCCCAGTAGGTATCCCTAAAACTCTTTCATTCATAATAATTGAAGTCTTAACTCCACAACGATCTGTAGTGAAACCTACTTCATCAACTACATTCATAGTCTTTAGGAAGATATGAATTGCTTCGTGATACGGTAAAAATCCAGTAGAAAAAGAGAGCTCCTTATATCCCTTAGAATAGGTAGGAACGAGTTTGAACCCTACAGAATTCGATTCATGTACCTTTGAAATTTTATTTGACCATGCTACTTTTACCCCTAGTGCTTTTGCTAACTTTGAAGCGACGTCTTTCCTATTTAATGGAGAAAAGAAGTCAAAATTAAATGAAAGTTTAGTGCTTTCGTAAATATTTTTATTGTCTAATGACTTAAACATGAAGCATACTTTATTCTATTTATCTGTTTAAATATGCTTTGAGTATCTGAGTGAGTATAAGATTACCTTTTTTAAAAAAGATAAATAAAATAAATCTAAAAAGCATAGATGGCAAGCGCTACTGATAACTTTAAGGTGTTAAATAGGTTATCTACCTATATTCAAGACATATTAGGCCAGACGATAAATACTTTGACTGCTAAATTTGGCCAGAGCAGAAACATATTTACAGCAGCCTCTCCATACGGCCAGCTTCTTCTGGTTACTGAGAATTTAACTCAACTTGTTTTTTACTATATAGAAGATGCGATCACTGAACTTAATATTAATGAAGCGACTCGACTCACTTCAATCTATTCTTTAGCTGCCTTAGCCGGTCATAACCCAAGCAGATCTGTATCTGCCACTGGTGAGATAAGCATATCTACCTTTTCGGGAGAGTCTGAATTTCCATCAGATTTAGTGATAATTCCAAATCTTACTAAAATAAGATGCTTAAATAACAGTCTACCTTATGTTATCGAACTTCCTCAAGATGAGATTAAGTTTAGTTTCAACGGGTCAACTAACGGTTTAAAGTTGGCAATTAGACAAGGTACAGTTGAAAAACAAACAGTTACCGGTACAGGTCTACCTGTCACTAGTTTCTCAATAGGCAGTCCTCAAAATTTTCATATTGATAATTTTTACGTTGACGTATATGTAAATGGTGAAAAGTGGAAAAAATATGAATCTATTTTAGACATGCCCAGAAATGAAAATTGCTTTATTGCAAGAACAGGTATAACTAGTGGACTTGACATATACTTTGGAAATTATAATTATGGAAAGATTCCGCCAAACGGTTCTGAAATAGTAATCGAGTACATAATAAACGACGGTGTACTCGGTAACATTAGAACTGAGGATACTGACTCAGTTAAATTTGAATTCGTCGATACTGGCTTTAGCTTGTTAGGCGATGAAATAGATCTTAATAAGTACCTTGAGATAAAGACCACTAATCCTCCATTTTTTGGAGTCAACCCAGAAGACTCTAAGCTGACTAAGCTTATTGCGCCTAGGCAGTCTAAGAGCTTTGCACTAGTTAATGCTAGTCACTATGAAAGCATGCTAAGAAGACTTAAACTATTTTCAATAATTGATATTTACTTAAATGAGACAGACTCTCGAGTATTGAACCTATTCTTAGTACCTGAAATAAGAAAGACTTTCGCTTCTCCGCAAGACTATTTTAGTGCAGATATTAATCGTTTCATAATGAGTGATTTTCAAAAGAACTCACTGTTACAATACATAGAAAAATGTGGTACAAAACTCATATCTACTGACATTCAAATAATTGATCCTACTCCTAGTGAATATGTTTTGAATATTTCAATAATTGTGTTTGATGATGTTGTAATAGAAATTATTAAAAGAGACATGCTAAACGCTATTGGGGCGTTCTTTATTGGAACTACTCGTCGTGATAGAATACCCAAGAGCGATATAATAAAAATAATAGAGGAAATAAACGGTGTAGACTCAGTATCGGTGAATATTGTTTGTAAAAAGAACGAGGTCGCTAAGCTTGCTAATCCTAGCGCAGCAGATATTGGTCTAGATTCATTCAATGACATAATCATCTCTAAACAGGAATTACCCCTAGTTCGAGGAGGGTTTACTGACCGTTTTGGAAACATTTATTCAACTGGTATAACAGATGAAGCATTAGGACCAGTTAACATACAGATAAAAGATATTGTTGCTAGAAAATAAAAAGATTATGGTAAAAGAAAGCAGATTTAGACCTATTTACACTAGAAAAGAAAAAAGACTTAATAGTGGTTATGATTACCGTGGAAAGATAATGAAGAACTCAATATCTTCGTATATGTTTGGAGTGAACGAAACTCTGGACTATTTCATATCTCAAACCGACAGAATAATCTATGAATGGGTAGAGTCAGTAAAACAAATTAAGATATTTGCTAACCCTGCACTCGATAAACACGAAAACAAGATAAGATAAAAATACACTATATGAATAAAGGAAAGAGCGGAGGCATGAGCCAAGAAAATCGCCATCACCTAAAGAATGAGATTAGTAGTTTATTAAGTGCAATTGGACAAGAGACCCATACTGACCTAGTAGTAGACTCAGCAGTATCTGAGCAAACTAAGAGAGAAAGCCCTTATGATTTTGAGGAAATGAGTAATCAATTCACCAAAAAAGCAAGGCAAATAACTGATTCTCTATTTAAAAACTTTGTTGACGTTGGAATCTTTGAGGAAAACGATTATGCTAAACACAAGAAGGAGCTTGATACAATAAATATATCTAACCTCTTCTTTCAATTAAAAACAATAAAGATAACTATAATTAAGGTAATGGAGGAGATAACTTCAGGTAACACTCACCCAAGATTAATTGAAGTAATGGGCCAGTTACAAGATAAAATGGCAGCAGTTACAAAGATGCAGGCAAACTATATTATATTCTTAGAAGATACTTATAGGAAACTAAATAGTGAGGCTCCAGTTAACCCAGATTCACAAAAAATAAGCTCTAGTCCAGACGAAGGCCACTTCTTTATAACTGTCGGAACGAAAAATTTAATAAAGAGTCTACCTGCTGAACCTAAGACTACCGAAAGACAAGTTCACACTGGTGATTTAATAAACCCTTCTAAAAAGTCAGAATTAATGCGTGAAAAAAACGTTAAAATAGACGAAGACGAAGAAACCGACGACTTTATAGACCTAAACGAAATATTGTAAACCTATGAAAGATGTAATGTCAAATAGAGGTGCGTTTACTCATAAAAAGATCTCAAGCCTTTCTGGAGGAGACGACGACACCAATTCCTCAGTATGGACGACTGTCCGAATCAATCGACTGCTTTTTGACATTGAGAATGACGGCTTTGATATTAAAGGAATTCATAATTCTCCATTTAAAGATAATGATATCTCCCTAAAGCGATCAAACTTACCTTTTGAATACACTCCAGAAGAATGGGAAGAGATGAAGCGATGTAAAAGCGACCTTCTCTATTTTGCAGTAAACTATTGTAAGATTCAAACAGACGACGGAATTCGGCTAATTAGGGACACTCCAGGCTTGCGTGACTTTCAAGAAGAAATTCTTACCTCCTTTAGGGGAAACAAGTTTAATATCTTAATGGCAAGTCGACAAGTAGGTAAGTCAGTTACCTCTGCAATCTTCATCCTATGGTTTCTTCTATTTCACGAAGAGAAGACTGCACTTGTTGTTGCTGACAACTTTACTACTACTCGAGAGCTACTAGACAAATTTCGTATATGTTTAGATGGTCTCCCGTTCTTTGTTAAACCTGGAATCAAGCATATAAATTCAGGAAATATCAAGTTCGATAACGATAGTCGTATAGTCGGAAGAACGACTACTAAAAAATCAGGTATCGGTCTTACTGTTAACTTATTGTATATAGATGAGTTTGCACATATCAATGAAGCAAACTTAGACGAGTTTTACCGAGCTATTTTACCTACCATTTCAGCAGATGCTAATGGAAAAGTTATAATTACTTCTACCCCAAACGGTCGTAATAAATTCTACGAAATCTGGCAAGATGCGATTGCAAATATCAGCGACTATGTGCCGCTAAGAGTAGACTGGTGGCAAGTAAAAGGTAGGGACGAAGAGTGGAAACAGAAGGCTATTGCTAACATGGGATCAGTCGAAGACTTTAATCAAGAGTATGGACTCCAGTTCTTCTCATCAGACCGACTATTGCTAAATTCAAATGAGCTTAAGAGACTCTATGCAATACGCTCAAACTACATAAACTCATCCTTCATATTGACTGAAGACAAGCAGTGGATAAATGACTATTTTACAGTTCACCCAAGTTATGCAAAAAGGACTAGACTTGACTATAAAAACGATGACTCTTATTATCTGTGTTCTATAGATACAGCAGATGGCGTTGGTGGAGACTTTTCAGTTCTTAACATATATAAAGCAGCCGCACTTCCAGTAAAAGAGCTTATTAAGAAAAAAGAGGCAATACGCGGAGAATCAGATACTGTTTCTCTAATTCAGGTAGCAACATTAAGATCTAATGAAATTGATGTAAATCAATTTGCAGCAGCTGTCGAGTTTATAATATACGACCTGTTTAATCCTGACAAAGTAAGAATCGTCCTTGAAATGAATCATAAAGGGGAGATAATAAAAAATAGGTTACAGGATAATTCAGAGTATTGGCCATCACAGATGATACATACTAAACACACAGAAATGGCAGTACAAGCTAAACCTGGAATAAGACTTGGGCCCACTAATAAGATAAAGTATTGCGAGAAATTTAAGTATTTAGTAGAGACTCTTCGTATAATTCCAAACGATTATCTTACTGTTGCTGAGCTTATGTCATTTGGCAGATCAAAGGGAGGAACTTATCGCGGACAAAACGGAAACGATGATTTAGCAATGACTAGTGTTAACTTAGCTCCTGCCTTCGAGTCATCTCAATTGTGGGACATGACTATTGCAACATATGAAGCGACTTCCACTGAGTATCGTAAAGAAGTTGAAGAAAAAATATTCAGTCTATTTAGGACAGGCTCAACTAAACCGCTATATGATTATGATACTTTAAAAACAATAAACACGCCACAAGATCCATCAGAAGCTAATAAATCAAATCATACTAGCGTTTTTAATCTAGAGTCTTTAGAAAAAATGAAAAAAATTAACTCTAAATTTTTTAAAGATTAGGTAAATCTTAGTATATTTGTCTAGTATCAAAACAAACTATATGAAAACTCTAAAATTCGAAGGAAACATCACATTAGATGAAGTTTTCAACCTCCACAAAAAAGCAATATATGATAATTTAATAGCATCAGTCGAAAAGTCATGTATTGACTTGGAAGAGGCTGATGCAACTATCGTAAAGATTAATATCAATGATGATATCTATACAATAAATCTTTCTCAAGAAAAGTTTGTGAGTGGACTCCAAAAAGCACTCATATTTTATGAAGAGATAGAAGAGTATGAAAATTGTGCAAAGTGTTTAAAAATAATTAACTCAATAAACAGTAAAAAAATGGAAGTAAAATAACATGAATGAACTAACTAACGCCAAAAACAACGCTAGGATCCAAGAGATATCTGAAAAACTACTACTACCTACTGTGCTTGAGTCTGATAGGAATGAATTAGCTAGTCTAATTTATCCAAAGCTTAAGTATTTTATTTGGAAGTTTTGTAAAAACGATATTGACACAGAAGAGGCTCTACAGTGGACTCTTAAGAAGATATTTAAAAACATCCACCAGTTCAATTACGAAAAGGGTAGGTTTACTACTTGGATCTACACAATTGCACGTAA